GAGGAAGGTAAAGAAGCTTTCAGAAACATTATGAGAGAAATTTACCTAGGTGCCGTTAAAGGCTCTCAAGAGTATTATGAGAAACATAAAAAGACGTTTAGAGATTATGACAACTCATTGTACGCTAAAGGTGTATTTAACCCTCAGAAATGGGGTGTTCATGAACATGAAATTGACATGACTAAACCTGTAGCTAACAGTTTATTTACAGCTCTTATGCCAACGGCATCATCATCTAACCTATTAGGTTGTACTGAAATGTTTGAGGTGCCACAAGGTATGGTATACAGAAGAAAGCTGGATAAAGGTGAATTCGTAGTAGTTCAAAGAAACCTAGTTGAAGATTTAGAAAAGATAGGTATTTGGAATGAAGAACTTGCTAAGAGAGTAGTAATGGCAGGTGGAACAATTCAAGGTTTATATGACATTCCTAAAGATATAAGGGAAAAATATAAAACAGCTTATGAGGTGTCTCAAAAGAAGAGAATTGATATGATTAATCATGCGTTCCCTTATATTGACCAATCAACGTCACTTAATTTATATTACCAAGACGGCAATTTCAGTAAATTATCAGCTGCGTTGATACATGGTTGGAAGATAGGTAATAAGACTGGTGTTTATTACACTAGAGTACTTAAGAAAGACGCTGAAACAACTAGTGACTTATTCATGAGAAAAGACACTACTCCTGAAAAACCAGAGGATTCAGATTTCGAATGTTTCGGGTGTTCAGCTTAAAGCAAAATAGTAAAATAGATATGTAAAAGGTGTAAGATTAAGTTCTTACACCTTTTTTCTTTTAAAACTTTATTTATTAATATTTATTAGTAAAATAGAGTATGGCTAATAAATCAATAAATATAAACTTTCCTTTTAGAGATAGTGACAAGGGTTTCTTCCTAGAATTAAATACTGAAGATTCTAAGGCTATCAAAGCTGATTTATTACATTTAATACTAACCAATAAGGGTGAACGTTTATATCTACCCGATTTTGGAACAAATTTACGTAAATACTTATTCAACCAATATGACGGCATTACTGAGGGTGATATAAAAAATGAAATAAGTGAAGCCGTTAAAAAATACATCCCTAACTTAAAAATTAACACAATTACATTTGATGAGGCACCTCAAAGCCAATATGGTGTAGTAGTCAGAATTGATTACACGGTTAGTGAAGACGTTTTTGAAACCCGTGACTTCCTTATCATACAACTTTAAACAGATACTACTTATTTATCGTTTTAAAAAAAGAAATGCATTTATTTTTTTTGAAAAATAACTATATTATATTTATAATAAAAGAATTATGGGAAAAGGAATTGCTTATTCTAGCAGAAATTTCGCTGATGTCAGAACAGAACTAATTGACTTCGTTAAACAATATTATCCAGATATACTATCGGACTTTAACGACGCTTCGATAGGTATGTTATTAATTGAATTAAACGCTGCTGTTAGTGACATGTTATCAGTTAACACAGATAGAGCGTTCCAAGAAACTCAAATTGATTATGCTCAGCAAAGAAATTCCGTTTTATCTATGGCTAGAACCTTTGGTCTTAAAATACCAGGAAAGAGACCATCTATAAGTATTGTAGATTTTTCAGTTACTGTTCCAGTATTAGGTGATTCGTTTGATTCTAGGTATGCGCCAATAATCAGAGTAGGTACACAAGTTTCTGGTGGTGGTAAAATATTCGAAACTGTAGATGACATAGACTTTAGTAATCCTTTCACAACAGGTGGTATACCAAACAGATTAATAATACCAAACTTAAACAGTAATAATAACATAGTTAGTTATACTTTAACTAAAAGAGAAATAGTGTTAAACGGTGTAACAAAAACATTTAAGAAAACAATATCAAATGCCGACATCGTACCTTTCTATGAATTAATTCTACCTGATAATGACATTCTATCCATAACTTCAGTAATCACAAAAAATGGTACTAATTATAACGAAGAACCAACTATTGACGAATTTTTAGATTTTGATAATAGATGGTTTGAAGTTGATGCATTGGCTGAGGACACTAAATTCGTAGAAGACGTTAATGAAGTTTCTGATAATGTAGGTATAAAACCAGGTAAGTGGATTAGAATAACTAGGAAATTTTTAAAAGAATATACTGATAATGGATTCGTTAAACTATTGTTTGGTGGTGGTAACGAAGACATCAATGCGATAAACGACTTTGACATTGATAACACATTAACAGATAGAATTGGTGATTTTATAAATAATTTATCATTAGGTGAAACTTTAAAAGCTAACACGACCGTATACGTACAATATAGAGTAGGTGGTGGGTCAAATACAAATTTAGGGTCTAATACCTTAACATCGGTAAATCTAGTCGATATGTTTGTTAATGGCCCTGATACGATACAAAACAACTCAGTGAGGCAATCATTAACGGTAAACAATCCGATACCAGCTTTAGGTGGTAGAGATAAACCATCAATAGATGAGATAAGAAACCTAGTTAAATATAATTTTGCGTCACAAAATAGGGCTGTAACAATTAAGGATTATCAGTCTAGAATAAGTCTAATGCCAGGTGAATTTGGTGTGCCATTTAGAACTGGTGTTTTCGAAGAACAAAATAAAATAATGGTTTATATTCTAGGTTTAGATAATCTAGGTAAATTAACAAATTCTTCAACAACAACCCTTAAACAAAATATATCAAATTATCTATCTGATTATAGAATGCTAAACGATTACGTCGTTATAAATGATGGTCAAATAATAAACTTATCATTTGAATTTGATTTGTTAATAGAAAAAGATTACCCGCAATCACAAATTATATTAAATGTGATTAATAGTGTTAAAGAATATATGGATATTAATAAACACTATATGGGTGAGAACATTTATTTAGGTAAATTAATTGAAGCTATAAATAATGTAGGTGGTGTTATTAATATAATTGAGACTAAAGTTTTTAACAAAGTTGGTGAAGGAGTCTACTCAATGAATGAGATACAACAATCATTCAATGATGAAGAAACTAGAGAAATATTTATTTCAGATGAATTTACTTTATTCGGAAATCCGATAAGTATGTTTGAGGTTCGTTATCCTAAAAAAGATATTAAAATACGTGTTAAAACCGCTCAATAAAATTAATTCAAACATATTAAGACATTAAATGAATTTAATAAATATATTGATATGAAACAAATAGAAATTGAAAAAATAATTAAACAATTTATAATAGATAAATTAAGTTGTACTAAAATTGCAAAAGAATATGATTGTGACCCTGAAACAATTAGATTAATATTAAAAAAGAACGGGATTGATACTAATTATATTTAGAAGAAAAATTATCAACAACTGAAATTGGAAAGTTAATGAATGTTTCATCAACGGTAATTCAAAGAATATTACAAAATGAAGGTGTTACTAGGAGTGTAAAAGAAGGTGTATATAATTATAAGTATAAGGATTTTGATGGTGATATATTAAAATATATTAAGACATTAAATGAATTTAATAAATATAAACGTTTAGTGATTAATGAAACTAATAAACAACCAATAGATTTATTGAGTTATTATAAGTTTAGAGGTTTAAATGGGGTTGATGGTGCATACCAATTAGACCATAAATTCTCAATATATGAAGGGTTCAAACAAAATATAAACCCTAAATTAATTGGGGTATTAATAATTTAGAATTTCTTCCATGGGAAGAAAATGTTAAAAAAGGGGTTAATTGTTCAATAACATTAAACGAGTTAGTGAATAAAAGTAAATTTCCTAAAAAAGATATTCGTGTAAGAGTTAAAACAGCACAATAACAAACGGTGTTGTAAAATATTAATAGTTGATTAAATATGGGATGTGGATGTAAAAGTAAAAATAATGATAAATATAATTCTAAACTAGGATTAAAAGATTCAGGTGGTGAATTAAATTTAAAGGGTAAGGTATTTAAAATACCACTTGCCATTGGGTTAACAATGCTGTTTTTATTTTTATCACCTATTTTATTGATTTATATTTGGTATCTATTCATGGAACAAATATTCACAAATAGGATGTTATTATTTTCTTTTTTAAATAAATTTAAAAAAGATGATACCACTAATGATGATGGTGACGACTCAGAGGAAATTAACCCTGATGAATACGTGTTAATGGATGTAGATAAAGTTAAGTAATGTCGAAAAATATTAGAATAAGGACAACACCAAATGGCGGTGATAAAAATGTTAAGATTCAATTAAATCAAGATTTTGATTTTCTTGAAATATTATCATTAAAAATATCTCAAGAAGACGCATACCGTAGTTTTTATTCTAATTATGGTGTTGTAGTAGGGCGTGTGATAATGAATAGTGGTGTTGGGGTACCAAATGCCAAAGTTTCTATATTTATACCTTTAGATGAAGAAGACGCACAAGACCCTGAAATATCGACGATATACCCTTATTCAGATATACAAGTTTTAAATAATGACGGTGTTAGGTATAATACATTACCCAAAAATGTGGATAAAGAATGTCACGCACCAATAGGTACTTTTCCCTTAAAAAGAGAGATTATAGATAATGATAAATTATTCAAGGTATATAAGAAATATTACAAATACACCACGACAACAAACGATGCTGGTGATTTTATGTTATTTGGTGTACCAGTAGGTAATCACATACTGAATGTCGATGTTGATTTATCAGATATAGGAATTTTCTCTCAAAGACCTTATGATTTTATTGAACAAGGTAATCCAGAAAAACTATTCGAATCACCAACTAAGTTTAAAACTAATAATAACTTAAATAATTTAACTCAGGTTAAAAATAGACAAGTAGGTGTTAACGTTATACCTTTTTGGGGTGATAAAGTTAATAATGAAGTCGGTATTAGTAGAGTTGATGTTGACCTAAATTATAATGTTGAACCTAAAGCTATTTTTATCGGTTCTATTTTTAGTGATAATGATAAAAATAGTGTTAATAAAAATTGCAGGGCCAGAAAAAAATTAGGTAAGGTATGTGAAATGGGAGAAGGTAAAGGTACTATAAACATAATAAGAAAAAATAGGTTAGGTGATACAGAAAAATTTAATTTAGAGGGTGGTCAGTTAATCAATGACGATGGAGTGTGGGCCTTTCAATTACCAATGAATCTAGATTATAAAGTGACTGATGAATTTGGTGACCTAATACCTACTGATAACCCTAATATTGGTATACCTACTAGAACCAACGTAAGGTTTAAAATAGGTATGAATGAAACTGGCGGTGAAGGTAGGATAAGGACTAGAGCTAAATATCTAGTACCTCATAACCCTAATTTACCTAGTGAGATAGATTATTCATTTGATGAATCTACCTCTGATATACATTTTAGGGATATGTTTTGGAATAAAATATATACAGTTAAAAACCACATAACACGTTTTCAACGAAACCCTCGTAAAGAGAATAGAAACTTCATTGGTTTTAAAGATGTGGATGACTGCGTTGGTACGAAGAACCCATTACCTTTTAATAAACTAGATACAGATTTTAATCCTTTATTTATTGTACTTTGTTTAATAGTAAACTTTATTATTACGATAGTAGACATAATAAACCAAGTAGTTACTGCTAAATTTTTAGGTATAAAACCTTTCTGTGATTTTGGTTGTGTTAAATTAACGTGTCCAATTAATGAAACTGAATATGCACCTGGTTGTCGTCGTGACTGTGAGAGAGGAGGGGCTAACGGCAGTACGTCTCAAGCTAGAAAATGTTTTAGTTTAGCTCTAGCTGAGGCTTTAAATGTTTTTGAATTTGACTTTTATAACGATTGGATTAATGGGTCTCTATATCCATTTT